TAGTTAGCTGTTACAATGAAGGCGGAAACCCTAACATGATTATGGTAAATGCTTTTAACAAACAGAAACTATCTGGCTTTACTGGTGGTTCTACTAGATTTGATGCTGCTGAAGATAGAAGATTAATTACTTCTATTGATGTATATGAATCAGACTTTGGAACTATGCAAGTAGCTCCAAACAGATTCATCAGAGGTGCTAATGGTACTGCTGCTAAAATCGGACAAGATGCTCACATCCTAGATATGGAATACTGGGCAGTTTCTTTCTTGAGAGATTTTTCTCTACAAACACCAGCACAAACTGCTGATGCTGACCAAAGATTTATGGTTGCTGAGTACACTCTTGAGTCAAGAAATGAAAAAGCAAGTGGTTTAATCACAGATTTAACTACTTCATAATAAATCTAAAGTGGTGGGGGAATTATCCCCCATCATTCAATTAACAATTTTGTTTGGTCTTTGAAGTCAATGACGGAACGAAGCAAATAAATAGGATAAAAAAATGAGAACATTAAATGATTACTTTATAACAGCTGAAATTGAAGATGTATCAACAGCTTCATCAACCTTTGTTGCTGTACCTGATGGTGGAAAAATTGTAAAAATTCTTTCTGCTAATCAAGCAACTATTACTGGTACTGCCGCACTTTCTTTTGAAATTGGTGGAACAGCAGTTACTGGCGGTGGAATTTCTATCGTAGCTTCAGGATCTGCTGGTGCAATAGACACAGCTTCTCCAACAGCTTTAAATACTGTAACTGAAGGTGGATCTATAGAAATAATTACTGAGGGGGGATCAGCTAATACTTCAAAAGCAGTTGTAACTTTTGTTATAAGAAGATAATATTAATTATGGGGGATCTTACCTAGCGGTACTTCCCCCTTAAAAACTAGGAGAAAAAATATGAGTTTTAATTACGGATTAAGACCTACTACACATCAAGGAATAACAAGTGGTGGAACATCAGCACAATCTGCTGCATTTGGATCACAAACTGAATATGTAAGAATAGCATCAACTGCTGATGTTTATATTTTATTTGGTTCAAACCCAACTGCTGTTGCAACTGCTAATTCATCAACTATCTTTATACCTGCTGACCAACCTGAAATTTTTAAAGTTTCACCTGGTGAGAAAGTAGCTTTTATTGGTACTGCTGAAGTTTCTATTACTGAAATGAGTGCTTAGTGGCTAAACAAAAGTTTACTCACTTTGTTCCAAGAGATAAACCAAAAAAAAGACCTGGTAAGCATAAAAAATCTCAGAACAAAAATGAAAAAAGACAAAAAAAACAAATAAGGTATAAAGGTCAAGGTAGATGAAAAAAGATATAGTTGTTGATGGTTTAAAAAAAGAAACATTTTCATTAGATGAGATGGAAAAGAAAATTGTTTTAAATGAAGAAATTAATATAGATCCTCACTTACAACATAATAAAACATTACTTAATTTAAATGATGGATATAATAAATCCAGAGATTTAAAAAGAGTAGCTTCTATTCCAACTTTAGCTTTATCTGTTTGGGCAAAAGAGTATAATGGAGATGGTAATTGGTTTGCACTTCCTAAAGAAGTTCAAAGTAAAATATTAAAAACAAAATTAAACAGTAATGAGTTTAAATATTTTAGAACAGCAGAAGGTAAAATATAATGGCATTAGCAACATATTCAGATTTAAAAACATCAATAGCAAATTGGTTAAACAGATCAGATTTAACAACTGAGATAGCAGAAGATTTTATTGTTCTTGCAGAAGCAGATTTTAATTCTAAATTAAGAGTTAGAAAAATGAATACTTCTACATCTATTACAATAGATTCAGAAACAGAATCTATGCCTTCAGATTTTTTACAAGTAAGAGATTTTTTTATTACATCAGGTGAAACTAAATATGCTTTAAAATATATTACTCCAGCTCAAATGGATCAAATTAGAGGTTCGTCTACATCTGGAATGCCTTCAGCATATACTATACTTGGAGATAATTTTAGATTTGCACCTATTCCATCTTCAGCATACACAGGCACATTAAATTATTATGCTAAGTTTGCAGCTTTATCAGATTCAAATACTTCTAATTATATTTTAGCAAGTCATCCTGCAATTTATTTATATGGTTCACTATATCATGCTGCTAATTTTTTAGGGGGTATTGATCCACAAAGATTACAACAATGGCAAAGTATGTATACTACTGCTATGGAAAGACTTGAGAGAAACGATAGAGAAGATCAATATGGAAATGCACCATTACAACAAAGAGGTGATGTAACTGTTTCAGGTGCGTTTAATGATATATCCAGAATTATCACAAGTAATAACAACTAAGGAAAATTATGCAAATACCTTTTGGCGAATGGTTACCAGATCAACCAGAATATAATAATCCTGGTGCTAATACTGCCAACAATGTTTATTTTGCAGCTTCTTCTTATAAAAGATTTCCTTCATTAGTTAATTATTCTACAAACAATATAGCTACAGATAGTAGAGGTGCAGGTTCATTTAGAGATAATTCTAATACTGTATTTAATTTTGTAGCAACTAATTCAGACATACATCAATTAGCTTCAGGAACATTTACATCAAGAAAATCTGGTTTAACAGGTGGCAATACTGATTACTTTACATTTACACAATTTGGAAATTATATTATTGCTAGTAATGGAGTAGATGCAGCTCAATATTATTTAATGGGAACATCAACTAACTTTGCAGATTTATCATCAATTGCAACATCAGGTACTGTACCAGTATTTAAATGTTCAGGTGTTATAAGAGATTTTTTAGTAACAGGTAATCATGTTGGTGCATCTAATAGAATACAATGGTCAGGAATAAATGATATTTCTACTTGGGAAGCTGGAACTAAACAATCAGACTTGCAAGACCTACCAGGATCAGGTGGACAAATAACTCACATAACCTCTGGAGAGATTTCATATATTTTTAGACAAAACCAAATAGTTCGTATGGACTATGTGGGTGGTGCAACAGTATTTAGATTATCAGTTATATCGCCAAATAGAGGAGCTGTATTAGGTAGAACTGTTTGCCAAGATAATCGTAGAGTTTTCTTTTATGCGGATGATGGATTTTATGAATTAAATGGAGATCAAGTAGTTTCTATTGGTGCAGAAAAAGTAAATAGATTTTTTGATTTAGATTTAAACAAAGCATACACAGATAGAATTTGTGCAGCAGTAGATCCTTTTAATCAATTAGCCATGTGGTTATATCCTTCTTCATCTAATACATCTAATACAACTGGTATTTGTGATAAAGTAATTATTTATAATTATGCTACTCAAAAATGGAGTACAGCAGATGCAAGTGCTAGTTCTATATTTTCACAATTTGTTGGTGCTTATACAGTTGAACTTATGGATATTATTTCTGAAAACTTAGATAATATTAATATTGCATTAGATACTGATTTTTGGAATGGTGGACAAAGATATTTAGGTGCAATAGATAATAACTTTAAAGCAGCTATATTCTCAGGTACTGAAAATGAAGGTACTATAGAAACTAGAGAAATGGAGTTGTTTCCAGGACATAGAAGTAGTATAACTAATGTTAGACCAATTGTGGATGCTTTATCTACGGTAACTATCAAGAGTAAAGAACGATTAGTTGATACAGCTACAGAATCAACATCTTCTTCAATGGTTGCTAGTGGAGATAATCCAGTAAGACAATCTGGTAGATATTTTAAAATTAAAGTAATAACACCATCTGGATCAGTTTGGACTCATGCTCAAGGTGTTGATATAATTGCTTCAAGAATAGGTTTGAGATGACGGAAAAAACTGATATAGATAATGTAAGATATAGTTTTGAAACTCAAGAGTTTTTTCAAAGACAAATTGAAGAAGCTATCAATACATTAATAAATGATAGAAATAAAGAAAGCGATAAGGCTTTCTCATGGTTTATAGGAGATTAAAATGGCAGGTATAAAAGATTATTCAACAACACAAGCTGATAACACATCATTAAATAGTATTTCTACTGCGGAAGGAATGTTACCTTCTAATTTAAACAATGCCATTAGAGCATTGATGAAGAATACTAGAGATTGGTATAACGATTCACAATGGGTAGAGTATGGTGATGGCTCAGGTGCTTTTACAGCAACTTATGTAAGTTCAACTTCTTTTACAATTGATGGTGTAGATGTAACTGCAATTTATCATGCTGGAAGAAGAATTAAATTAACAGCTGCTACTCCTGGAACAATTTATGGAACTGTATCTAGTACATCTTTTTCTACAAACACTACAGTTAATGTAACTTGGGATTCAGGTTCATTATCTAGTGAAGCTATCACAAATGTTTATGTAGCAGCATTATCTAAAACTAATGACTCTATACCTACAGGAATTTCTGCTACTAAATTAGCAGATGGAACAATATCAGACACAGAATTTCAATATTTAAATGGTGTATCAAGTGCTATTCAAACTCAACTAGATGCAAAAAATGCTACTATAACTGGATCAGCTTCAACGATTGATACAGAAAGTTTAACTGCTGACAGAGCGGTAATTTCTAATGGTTCTCAAAAAATTGCAGTATCAGATGTAACTTCAACAGAGTTAGGTTATCTTGATGGTGTAAGCTCAAATGTTCAAACACAACTTAATGCAAAACAAGCAACTATTACTGGTGCAGCAACTACAATTGATACTGAAGATTTAACAGCTTCAAGACCTTTAACATCTAATGGATCTGGTAAAGTAGAAGTTAGTGCAGTTACATCAACTGAACTAGGATATTTAGATGGAGTATCATCTGCAATTCAAACTCAACTAGATGCTAAACAAGCTAGTGATGCACAACTTACAGATATTGCTGGACTAACACCAACTGATAGTAATTTTATTGTTGGTGATGGATCAAATTTTGTAACAGAAACTGGTGCTACTGCTAGAACTTCTTTAGGATTAGGTAGTATTGCTACACAAGCTGCTAACAATGTTTCAATATCAGGTGGATCAGTTACAGGATTAGGTGAACCATCTGCTAACTCAGACGCATCTACAA